AGATTGGAGGAGGAAAATAAATGATTGACTTAAAAAATACATGTGTTCTGGTCAGGACAAAAGAAGAAAACGAAATGTTTCTCAAAGAAGCTGAGAAACAGGGATTTTGTTGGTATTTAAAAGACTATTGCGAGCCATTACAAGCACAATATTTTCCAGACATTTTAAGATTTTATGAACATGATATAACTTATGCGGCAAGTGTCAGATCAGACTTTGCTTTCTATGAGGCATCAGAACTCCTCGGGACAAAAGAAATGACAGCAAGAGAGTTTATTGAGCGGATTGCAGATGTAAGCAATTGTTGCGAACGTGAATGTATAGGATGTGTGTTGGACAACAGGAATAATAAGTGCAACACGGATTTGTGCAATACACGTAATTGGGAAAATAATATAGATGAACTTCTTGAAATTGCAAAAGTAGGAAAAGGGACAGTTCCTACACCCGAAGAGAAAGCAATTGAAAATATTGAGAAGTTTATCGAGAATCCAGATCGTGCAGCGTTGAATGATGAGTTTGTAGAATCTTTGAAGCTGGCAGTTGAGAAGTTGAAAGAGGTGAAGTAGATGGAGAGATTAACAAAATGGGAAGATGGTAGTATCACATATAACGAAAAACGAGAGCTTGAGTGTGGTGAATATTGCGATAGCTGCTCACAGGGCGCAGGAAATTGCAAAACAGTAGAAAATATGATTAAAAAGCTTGCCACTTATGAAGACTTAGAAGAACATGGCTTGCTTGTGAGATTGCCGGTTAAAATCGGTGATGATATTTATAAGATTCCGAGCAAAGCGAATTACGATTTAAATGTTCTGAATGGATATAAAGCAAATAACAGAGTGTATCATCAAAAAGTTTACAGCATTGTATTTTCACAAAGTGGTTGGTTCGTACAGTGCGATAAAGACAGTATTCATGCCCCGAACGTTATTTGCATTGACGTAGAATACGGGAAAACATGGTTCCTCACCCGCGAAGAAGCTGAGAAGAAGTTGGAGGAGATGAAGAATGAAAGTAAAAGATGTGATAAAGGCAACAAAAATAGAAGGGTCTGCGGTAAATATATGTATTAACAAAGTTTTAGATTTTCGTCTCTATGCTTACGACAATGGTAAAATTGCATGGATGAAACTTCCACAAGACATAGAAAAAAGAATATTAAATTTGAATGTTGATTCTTATAAAATAACATCTTATTCAAAAGAATCAGTTTATGTAAACATTGAGACAACAGACATAAACAAAGACGGGGTATTTATTCGAAATTAGCGAATTTGAGAGGAGTGATAACTATGCCAGACAAACTTACACCAGAAATAACACCGCAGCTCGCCATATCAGCATTCACAGTGTTGCATCAATATTGCAGCTCAATCAGTCCACATGACTGCATCAGATGCACATTTTACGAACATTGCCCGGAATGTTTCATGGGGTGCCCGGGAGATCAGGGCAAGGCAATCAGAAAATTGCAAAGTAATGAATAAAATTAGAGAGTCGGTATTTACCGGCTCTTTTTTAGCGCAAAATTCATCAAACATGTACCACAACTTTTCTACTGACCTGTGATAGAATATACTCAGAAGTAGTATTATGGGATTTTATAGCCAGAAATGAGGTGATTATATGGCAAACTTAAAATTAGTTACAAGAAAACTTCAAAAAGCTATATTATCCACCGGATTAATCATAAAAATCGGAACATCACAATTCTACAGCCATGAACAGGAGCGATTGATAACAGTAACGATCATATCAACACCAGTGTTCAGACCAACAAAACGTGGTGAATGGAAAAATTGTGATTATGAAATATTACGAACTGCATCCCAGTATGATGTAGTCATGTGCCTGAAAGAAATATGGGAGGCAGTCAGAAAATGAGGATAGACAGAGGTGATTAGATGAACTTAACGCCTAAACAGGAAGCGTTTGCAAAAGAATATATAAAAAATGGCGGAAATGCATCTGATGCCGCAAGGAAATCTGGATATAAAAATTATGAAGTGGAAGGCTATAGATTGATAAGAAATGATAAGGTTTTATCTTATATAGCCGAAAAGCAGGATAAAATCGAGAAACAAAAATGTACTGACATCATGTCTCTGGCAGAAATTCAGCAACGCCGTTCCATGATTGCAAGAGGTGAGCTAAAAGATTCGTTTGGTTTCGCCCCGGACTTCTCCGATCAGTTGAAATCTATGAATGATTTGGAAAAGACATTGAAAATTAAGCAAGAGCAAGAAGAAAAAAAAGCAGCAGAGGAAGCTGCTAGAAATGCGAAGCCGTATCACATGGATCTGTACAACATTCCTGATCGCTTTCACCAAGCTATTAGAGATATTCGAGATAAGGAACATCTGGAGTATGTGTTTAAGGGCGGACGTGGATCCACGAAATCAACCACTGTTGGAATGACTATAATAGAGTTGATGAAGAACAATCATGACATTCATGCTGTGGTTTGCCGTAAGGTCGGGAATACAATTAAAGATTCTGTGTATAACAAGATCAAATGGGCTATTGGAAAACAGGAATTCACAGAAGAATTTGATTCTAAGTTATCACCTATGGAGATTACACTGAAATCAACCGGACAAAAGATATATTTCCGTGGTGCTGATGACCCTGACAAGATTAAATCCATCAACCCTGAATTCGGATATATTGGTATTCTCTGGTTTGAGGAGTTGGACCAATTCGCAGGACCTGAGGAAATTCGTAAGATTGAGCAGTCTGCGATTCGTGGTGGCAACCTTGCATGGATATTTAAGAGCTTCAATCCACCAAAGACAATGAATAACTGGGCTAATAAGTATGTTCTCGAACCAAAAGAGAACAGAATAGTTCACTCATCAACTTACTTGGACGTGCCAAAAAAATGGCTGGGGCAGCCATTCATTGACGAAGCAGAGCATCTGAAAGAAGTCAATCCAAACGCTTATGAACATGAATATATGGGAATTGCGAATGGAAACGGCGGAAACGTATTTGAATATCTGGAGATTAGAGACATTACAGATGAAGAAATCAGTCGCATGGATCGTATTTTCGCTGGCGTAGATTATGGATGGTACCCAGATGCCTTCTGCTATCTCCGAACTTATTACGATTCTGCTAGAGAGAAGATATATCTGATTGACGAGTTGTATGTAAATAAATGGAGCAACTCCAAAACCGCTGATTGGATTAAGAAAAAAGGCTATGACGATTACACGATGATATGTGATTCTGCGGAACCTAAGTCCGTGAACGACTTCCGGGATGCCGGGCTTCCTGCCAGAGGAGCAATCAAGGGACCGGGCAGTATCGAGTATGGTTTTAAGTTCTTACAGACTAAGACCCTTGTCATTGACCCGAAGCGAACTCCGAACGCATACAAGGAAATTACGGAGTATGAGTATGATCGGGACAAAGAGGGAAATGTAATAAGCGGTTATCCTGATGGAAACGATCATGCAATCTCGGCACTTAGGTATGCTTATGAGCCGTTATTTAACAGGAGGGGGTACAGTGCATAAAATGTTAGATAGGTACTTTCCAGATAAAATAAATAAATTCTTAAGCATCGGTTTAAAAATATATGGATCATCCGACATTAACGAAATCTTAAAAGTTGTAGAATATGAAGACATTATTGTGCGAGATACTCCTGTAAGATGGATGGATTTTAAAAGGTAGATTAAATGGGACTTATAACAACACTAAAAAGGTGGTTTAACATGATTTTCAAAAAACAAGCCGAAGAGGACTTTAATATCCAGGCAGCAGAATTTCCAGAAATGGAAGCACTGATTAACCGGTGTGCGAACATCTACAGGGGCGTGCCGGAATGGTTGGACGATAAGAATAACATCAAGACGATTAATTTTGCTAAATCTGTCTGCTCAGAAACAGCACGGCTCGCAACATTGGCGATCGGCATTCAGATAGACGGTTCTGCAAGAGCTACGTGGTTACAGGAGCAGATTGACAAGGTGTATTTCCAGATCCGCCACTGGGTAGAATATGGCTGTGCTTACGGAACAGTGTTCATTAAGCCAAACGGTGAGAGCCTTGACGTATTCACTCCGGCAGATGTGATGATTGTAGATTACGATAATCAGGAGATTAAAGGGATTATATTTAAAGATTCGTATACTGTTGGACGGAAATACTACACAAGGCTCGAATATCACAGGTTTGTTGAGACAACAGTGGACGGAGTGACAACTTATCCGTATTATGTTTCTAACAGAGCCTATGTATCAAAATCTCCTCAAAGCATCGGAGACAAGATTGACCTTAAACAGACCAAATGGGCTGACCTAATGGCAGATACGCCGCCGATTCTTAAGGCGAACGGTGAGAAGCTGGACGGACCTCTGTACGGAGTTCTACGGACACCACAGGCGAATAACGTGGATATTAACGCACCATTGGGTTTGCCAATATTTGCCGAAGCTATCGAAGAGTTAAAAGACCTCGATATTGCATACAGCAGGAACGCCGGAGAGATTTTTGATTCGCAGAAGATTGTCTTGGCAGATGATAGACTGCTGATGCCAAGCGGTACACCTGTAGCAGCCATGTCGCCACAGGGCATGGAGAACAGACGTAATGAGATGAACTTACCGCACTTTGTCAAGAACGTATTCGGACAGGACGAGAAAGAGTTCTATCAGGAAATCAATCCGGTTCTCAACACAGATACCCGTATAAGCGGCATAAACGCCATTTTAAGCCAGTTGGGATATAAGATTGGATTCTCTAACGGATACTTTGTTTTTAACGAATCTAGCGGCATTCAGACGGCTACAGGAGTGGAAGCGGAACAACAGAGGACAGTGCAGTTCATTAAAGATGTGAGGGATAAACTGGAATCTTGTCTGGATGAAGTAATCTACGCACTGAACGTTTACGCTGATCTGTACGGACTTGCACCTGTTGGAGCCTATGAAATAAATTACGACTTTGGCGATATTCTGTATGTGCGTGAAAATGACCGTGCTAGATGGTGGCAGTACGTGACTACTGGCAAGGTTCCGGCATGGTTGTATTTTGTGAAGTTTGAGGGAATGACAGAGGATGAAGCAAAAGCAATGGTCAAAGAAGCTCAGCCAGACGAACCAACACTATTCGGAGAGGAGTAAAATGGACACTAATATCATACCAATACAATTAGATTATAGATTCGTGACAACCCGTAAAATCTGGCAATACGACTACGGTCAGATATTGAGCATCACGGGACAGAATCTTCCAACAGCTACAGAGGTACATTTTAGCCTTGATATAAGAGGTGGAAGCACACTGTCAAGAGTTGGAACAACAATGGATGGCGTGACAACTGTTAAGATTCCAGACGAATTACTGAAAAACAATGGAAAGTCTGGTGATTTTTCCATCTATGCATTCATATATGTGACTGATGAGGAATCTGGCAATACAGAGTACAGAATTACTATTCCGGTGTACAGCCGACCAAAGCCAGAGAATCCAAGCGTAGATCCAGCACCGGAACCGAATATTTTCCACGAAACGGTTACAGCGGTCAATAACGCGGCTGATCGGGCAGAAAAAGCAGCGAAAGATACGGAGCAAATACGTGACAATCTGAATCTTGACCTGTCAGAGAAAATCACTCGACCACAGTCCGCAAAGGTTGGACAGGTAATAGCGGTAAAAGAAGTCGGTACAGACGGCAAACCGACAGATTTCGAAGCAAAGGACATGACAGGCGGTGCGTCTACGGAAGAAATCAAAGAAGCTGTCGGCGCGTATATGCAAGAACACCCGTTTGAAGAGACCGACCCAACAGTTCCAGACTGGGCGAAACGACCAGAAAAACCGACATATACTGCGGAAGACGTTGGTGCATTGCCAGATAATACAAAGATTCCAACAAAGACATCTGAACTAGAAAATGACAGCGGATTTCTTTATTCTCCCCCAACTCCCGAAGTTGGCAAAATTCTCAAAATTAAATCAGTCAACGAAGACGGCACATTCACTTGCGAGTGGGCTGATGATGGTGGAAGTAACTTGGACGTGCGGATTAATGGTGAGAGTATTGTGCAAGACGGTGTGGCGGAGATACCGATATCTTCGCATGATACTCTTGGATTGGTATACACCGACAACTCGGCCGGAGGCTATACTACTGGGCTAATGAATCAACAAGGAAGATTAAAAGTAAATACCGCAAGCATTGACGATGTAAATAAGAGACGTCTTAGAAAAGAAATTGATTGTTCCAACTTTGATTACGTAGTCAAAGCCGCCATGTGCGACGGAAAAGGTGCTGCATGGACAGCAGAGGAACAGGCGGCGGCTAGAGCGAGGATAGGTGCGCTTGACACTCAAGATATGATAGACATCACAGAAATAACAATGGATGCCGAAACATTGAAATATGTATTCCCATCATTTGCAGACTACAGAATATTAGAGATTTCATTTTCGAAAACAAAAAAAGAGATCGCAGGACTTACAGGGAATATTTGGCTTAAGACTAATTATGCTCATGCTCAATGGATTGTTACCAGTACGTTTGCGGATATGCTTAATATATTCACTTTAGACACGTCTGGAAAATCATGCATCGGGAAAAATGTGCATACAAACAATACACAAATTGTAATAGGCACACAAGGACTCATTGTAGATAAAGAATATTGGAACACAGAGTTTCGGGGATCCCCCTATCTCTTGTTACCAAATACAGAGTGGGCACAGTATTGTGCAGAATGCAATACAATAATAAAAGTTAGGGGGGTTAAGAGATGAAGGTGTCAGAATACAAACAAACAGGAACCCGTACAGAATCCTACACAGTAACCATCCCAGCCGAGTACGACGAAGAAAATAACCTCATCTCCGAGGAACATGAAGAGACCCGTACCCGTGAAGTACCAGTGATGGGAATGGTATACAGAGATATGACGCCCGAAGAGATTGCCGAGTTGGAGAAGATTCAGACGGAACTTCCAGAAGAACAACCAACTCAGCAAGATCGTATCGAGGCACAGGTTATGTACACGGCACTGATGACAGACACATTATTAGAAAGTGAGGAATAGAAATGTTTGAGAAAATTAAGAGATTTTTCAATCTGAAACTGTACACGAAAAAGCAGATCAGACAGTTTTGCGACAAGGGTGTAATCACCCCGGAGCAGTATAAGCAGATTACCGGAGAAGACTACTAACATGTACCACAACTTTTGTCGAAAGAGGTGATATACTATGCTTAGTCCAGAATATTTACGGCAAATTACAGAGGGCAGTGAACAAATTGCTGAAGAACTGCATCAGTATATCATCTCTGAGATCGTGTCGAGAATGGTAGCAAGAATCGGCAGAGGTGAAGACTATATTCTGACTAATGCCGATGCGTGGAGAATCAGAACGCTACAGGAATCCGGTGAACTGTTAGAGGACATTCTGGCGGAATTATCCAAATACACCAAACGTGAACAGCAGGAGCTTCTTGAAGCGTTTGAAGATGCCGGAATCACTGCAATGAATTACGATGATAAGATATACAAGGCGGCAGGATTAAGCCCTGTACCGCTCGAACAGTCCCCAGCTATGATAAGACTCATGGAGCGAAATATGCTTGCGACTATGGGAGAGTGGAAGAATTTCACAAGAACAACTGCAAGTGCCGCTCAGAGACTCTATATCGAACAATGTGACCTTGCATATAACTATGTGATGACTGGAGCAGTTGGATATACGCAAGCCATTAAAGAGGCAGTTAATAATGTTGTATCAGATGGTGTTACCGTCACATATCCATCTGGCAGAAAAGATACGATTGAAACAGCGGTTGCACGTTCTGTCAGAACTGGCGTGGCACAGGCTACGGGAGATATATCCCTAAAACGCATGGAAGAAATGGACTGGGATTTAGTTCTGGTCAGTGCTCACATGGGAGCCAGAACAGGTGACGGCGGCGAGAATCCGGGAAATCACGCATGGTGGCAAGGAAAGATATACTCTCGTTCTGGCAAGAGCAAGAAATTTCCACCGTTCTCATTGACCGGATATGGAACGGCAAGTGGACTGTCAGGGGTCAACTGTCGGCATAGCTTTGGGGCAAGTGATGGAGAATTTAATCCCTATACAGAACTATCAGCACAGGATAAAGCTGATAAGGGAAAGCAGTATGAAAAAGAACAACGACAACGTACTTACGAGCGAAGAATCCGCAAGACAAAACGCGAAGTCCTTGGACTGCAAGCAGGAGTTGACAATGCACCGAACGAAAAGGCGAAATTTGCATTACAACAAGACCTTGACCGGAAGTCTTTTCTTCTCCAAAAACAAAATGCCGCATATAAGGATTACTGCAAGCAGAACGACCTAAGAGAGCTGCAAGACCGACTTATGATAGCGAAGTGGAACCGCCAGAACGCCGCTAAAGCCAGAGGAGCGGCGAAACGATATAAAACAGCAAAGGGGATTGACTGATGGATAGATGGGAATATTTCAATCCGAATCCTGTTAAGGATAAGAGAACAGGAGATTGCGTTGTTCGTGCCATCTGCAAAGCAACCGGACTTGACTGGGAAACAGTATTTGCCGGATTAATGATACAGGCATGTACTCTGTCAGATATGCCAAGCGCAAATTATGTCTGGGGAGCGTACCTCTATAAACGTGGGTACAGACGCAAACTGATTGAGCAATCAGAACGGTATATCTATACAGTCAACGACTTTTGTACAGACCATCCGACCGGCACATATATCCTCTGCATAGATGGTCATGTGGTGACAGTGCAAGAGGGCAAATATTTCGATACATGGGATAGTGGCAATGAGATCCCGGTATATTACTGGGAAAAGGAGTAGCTAAATGAGCATACAGGAATTTATTCAGTTTTTTCTTTCAATCTGTGGAGGAGTATCAATTATTGGAGGGGCAGCAGCTGTTGTTTTTAAATGGATTACTCCGGCATTTCGACTCAACAAGCGAGTTGAAACACTGGAAGAACATGATAAGCGAGATTACGAGAGTCTTCAGAGGATTGCGGAACGTGATTCATTGATTCTGGAAGTACTATCAACCATGCTGGACAGCCAGATTAGCGGGAATAACGTTGAGGAATTAAAAAAAACAAAACAGAAGCTTACAAATTATCTTGCGCAGAATCAGCGTTAATTGCATTAATAAGGGGTATGCTCATGAAATTATATGTGTTCACGAAAAAAGATATAGACAGGTTCTTGAGGGAGTGTAATTTCACACCGGACGAAGAAAGGCTGTTCCGGCTGAGATGTAAGGAACACACTCTTGAGTACTGCGCTGAGGAAATGAACGTGAGCATATCCACGGCAAAACGATTAAGCCGGAGGGTGAACAATAAAATAATTAAAGTATGCTGATACTTTTCAGATACTTATATGGGTCTTAGACGAACTGTCTAAGGCTCTTTTTTTATGTAAAAATAGTCATAGAAAGTCATAGAATAAGTCATAGAATAAGTCATAGGAGGTGTACGAGATGGCATTATATAACAATCCTTATCAATATAGTTTTGGCGTTCCGGGGCAGATGAACCAATTTCAGCAACAGCCTGTCCAGATGCCAGCTCAACCAGTACAGCAACCCCAGCAGAATAGCAATGGTATTCTGTGGGTATCTGGCGAAGTCGGTGCGAAGTCCTATCTGGTAGCACCCGGGACAAGTGTTTTACTAATGGATTCAGAATCAGAAAAATTCTTTATAAAATCCACAGACGTTTCCGGTATGCCACAGCCATTGCGAACGTTTGAGTATCACGAGATAGGCTCTCAGATGCCGCCTAAACAGCCTGTTCAGAACATGGACAGTAAGTACGTCACCAGACAGGAATATGACGATTTAAAGGGCAAATACGAAGCTATCATAAACCGATTAAATTCATTTTCTGAACCTATTAGAGCTAATACTGTACAGGAATCAGCAATCAAGGGAGGAAATGCAGATGAGTAATCCATTATTTAACACACTTGGCGGTGGGATGCCACAGGGAAACGGACCAATGCAGATGATACAACAATTCATGCAATTTAAACAGAATTATAAGGGAAACCCAAAAGAAGAAGTTCAGAAAATGTTGCAGTCTGGAAGGATTTCACAGCAACAGCTTAATCAGGTTCAACAGATGGCAGGGCAGTTCCAAAATCTGCTGAAAAATATAAAATAGTACATTACAATCTGGCCAGATTGATGTAAATACAAAAAAGGAGATTATAACTATGGATGGAAATTTAACAGCATCAGACGTTGCTCTTTTGACCGGGAACAACAGAAATGATGGAATGTTTGGCGGAGATGGCGCATGGTGGCTTATCGTGCTTTTCTTGTTCGCATTTTGCGGATGGGGAAACAACGGCTGGGGCAATAATGGAAACGGCGGAGGATATGTAGCTACAGCAGCTACTCAGGCAGATATTCAGAGAGGATTCGACAATTCCGCTGTAATCAGCAAGCTTGACGGAATCAATAGCGGCCTGTGTGATGGCTTCTATGCCATGAATAACGGTATGCTTACCGGATTTAATGGAATCAACACCAACATCATGCAGACTGGCTTCGGTATCCAGCAGGCTATTAACGCTGACACTGTAGCGAATATGCAGAATACCAATGCACTCCAGGCGCAGCTTGCAAACTGCTGCTGCGAAACCAGAGAAGCAATCCAGGGCATAAACTACAACATGGCACAGAATACCTGCGCACTCCAGAACACCATGAACAACAACACTAGAGACATTATCGACAGCCAGAACGCCGGAACAAGGGCAATCCTTGATTACCTGTGCAACGAGAAGATATCCAATCTCCAGGCTGAAAATAACGACCTCAGACGTGCCGCTTCTCAGGATCGTCAGTCTGCATTGCTTACAACTGCAATGGCTTCACAGACACAGCAGCTCATTAATGCGATTAATCCAGCACCGATTCCGGCATATCAGGTTCCTAATCCGAACACATATTACGGATGCGGATGCAACACCGGATGTAATTGTTAACAACTTCATATCGAGAGTATCTTTCGATTGATTCGGATGTCGGCTTATGCCGTATTACACAGAGGGGCAGGCTGAGACCTGTCCTTTTGTGATATGAAAGGAGTATTTTTATGGCAGAATTTACAAATGTAGCTGCTCAGACTGTAGTAGCAAATGGAAACGTAGTATTTTCAAACACAGCAGTTAAAGGTTCTAACTGTATTCAGCACAGAGAGGGAAGCGGAATTATTACGCTGAGAGGACTGACTAATCAGTGCAAAGCTAGATTCTTCGTGGATTTTTCCGGTAATATCGCAATTCCAACAGGCGGTACTGTCGGAGCTATTTCTCTGGCTATTGCAATCTCTGGCGAGCCTGTATTATCTTCACAGATGATTTCCACACCGGCAGCAGTAGACCAGTACAACAATGTGTCCTCTGGAATCTATATTGATGTACCTCGCGGATGTTGCGTTAATATCGCAGTAGAGAATACAAGCGATCAGGCTGTTTCTGTTGCGAACGCAAACATTGTTGTGACCAGAGAAGCATAGGAGGTGTGATTATGAGAGACATTAAAGACTTATGTGCAAGAATTGAAGACGAACTGTCCAAAATTGCTGACAGTGGGCTGACCACTGGAAATCTGGAAATGACATACAAGCTGATTGATATGTATAAAGATATCAAGAATACGCAGTACTGGGACAAGAAAGTGGAATATTACAATACTGTCCTTGATGAGATGCGTGGTGGCTACAATGACGATTACAGCGAACGTGGAAGAAAGCGCGACAGCATGGGGAGATACAGCTCAAATGACGGCAGAATGATGCCGGATTACGACAGAGGCAGTTCTTATGCCAGACGTGGTGAACATTATGTCAGAGGGCATTACAGCCGTTCTGATGGGAGAGACGCTTATGACGACTATATGACACAGAAGCAGAGCTATCGTTCCGGCAAATCTGAGGATTGCAAAAGGAAGATGCTTGCCGCTCTGGAAGAACATCTGGATGAACTCACTACAGAAATGAGTGATATGTCCAAGGACGCAGAGTGCCGGGAGGAACGTGATCTTGTCAAGAGATACGTGGAAAAACTCCGAGATATGCTCTAATTGGCAAAAACATGTACCACAACTTTTTGAAGGTTCTGTGATACAATATATTCGTAGGGAAGATTTGTAAGCAGAAATGCTTGACATAGACATTTTTATTGCTTTCCTCCTTTCTTTAAGCAGATGCGTGTCCTTAATAGAAACAGGTTCGGGGTGGAATCTGGAGGTTGAAAAGCGGATGCAATTTCCGACACGTATCATTGCCGCTAGTGCATGGCGGCATACCTCCTTGTAAGAGCACATAACTGAATAGTGAAATTCAACTCGTGCAGAGGTGTGCGACCGTATAGGCGGTGTTGACGTAGCCCGAAACGTCTCGTGTTTAGGCATAGCACGTTAAATACCTTGCTAACCCGGGAATCCGGGTTAATGGGATATAGCTCAGTTGGTAGAGCATCTGACTGTTAATCAGAGTGTCACAGGTTCGATTCCTGTTATTCCAGTTACCCTGCCAGTGGTCTAACTGGCTTAATCCATTTACCTGCGGCGGCAGGTCAATAAACACGACCAGGAGGATGTATATGCAGAAACTTATTGACACATTAAAATCATTTGGAATTGAAATCCCGGAGGAAAAACAGGCAGATGTAAAAAAAGCACTCTCTGAGCATTATAAGAATGCAAAAGAAGTAGCGAAAACTCTGTCAAAAGTCGAGGGAGAACGTGATGACTGGAAAGAACGTGCCGAGACAGCAGAAGAGACCCTGAAAAGCTTTGACGGCATCGACCCGGCAAACATTCAGACAGAGCTTGCTGGATGGAAGAAGAAGGCTGAGGATGCAGAAAAGGAATTCAATGCGAAAATCTACGAAAGAGATTTTGACGATGCTCTTAAAACTGCATTGGAAAATGTTAATTTTTCATCTCCAGCAGCTAAAAGATGTGTTACTGCTGATATCAAATCAGCTGGTCTTAAGCTTAAGGACGGAAAGATTCTTGGACTTAATGATTTACTTGAACAGATGAAACAGGATGAACCTGATACATTTGTAGATGAAAGTCAGCAGCAGGCTCAGCAGAATCAGGCAAGATTTACTACTCATGTTGGGCAGCAGAAGACACCAGGAAGCATGACTAAAAAAGATATCGAAGCAATCAAAGACCCGTCCGAGAGACAGGCTGCAATTGCTCAGAATATCCAGTTATTCCAGTGATTTTTTACACCGACTATACACCAGAGTATAGCCGCTAACCCAATACCTTAACAATTATGGGTAGAAAGGATTTTTTTATGCCAGCAAAAACAAATCTTATTATGACAGATGATGTCCAGGTAGCAGCACGTGAGATTGACTTTGTAACCAGATTCGAAAGAAACTGGGAACACTTGCGTGAGATTCTGGGTATCATGAGACCTATCAAAAAGCAGCCGGGTGCTGTACTCAAGTCTAAATACGCAGAGGGTACTTTGCAGAGCGGAAAAGTGGCAGAGGGTGAGGAAATCCCTTATAGCAAATTCGTTGTGAAAGAAAAAGACTATGTGGAAATGACTATCGAAAAGTACGCAAAGGCTGTATCTATCGAAGCAATCAAGGACCACGGTTATGAGAACGCTGTTCAGATGACCGATGATGAATTCCTTTTCCAGCTTCAGACCAATGTTACTGAAAGATTTTACAACTATCTAAAAACAGGTACTCTCTCATTCACGGAAACCACTTTCCAGATGGCTCTGGCAATGGCTAAAGGTCGTGTAGAAAACAAATTCAAACAAATGCACAGAAATGTAACTGGCGTTGTTGGGTTTGTAAATATTCTGGACGTGTACGAGTATATCGGAGCAGCTGAGATTTCTATTCAGAACCAGTTCGGCTTCCAGTATGTGAAAGACTTCCTGGGATTTAAAACAATCTTCCTGTTATCTGACAGCGAGATTCCGAGAGGAACAGTAATCGCCACACCCGTTGAGAACATCGTTCTTTACTACGTGGATCCGAACGAATCTGATTTTGCAAGAGCAGGTCTTGTATATACTGTATCCGGCGAAACAAATCTGATCGGATTCCATACACAGGGCAACTACCACACAGCAGTGTCTGAATCATTCGCGATCATGGGTCTTACACTCTTTGCAGAGTACATTGACGCCGTCGCTGTCGGAACTATCAACGCAACTCAGACACTTGGAACTCTCACTGTAAACTCCGCAGCGGGAAGTAAGAGTGGAGATACAAAAGTGACTGTTACTCCGGCAAAAGCAAACGCAGGAAATGTGTATAAGTACAAAGTTGCATCATCTGAGACTTCCGTAGACTACGGACAGAATGTGAAGAACTGGAGCGCGTGGGATGGCGAATCTGACATTACCGCAACAACAGGGCAGGTAATCACAGTGGTTGAGTGTGACAGTACCTATAAGGCACTGAGCGCCGGACACGCAACTGTAACAGCAAAATGATAAGGAGCAGCTATGGAAATCGATATGAAAGATTTTAAAGAAGCTATGGAAACAGCGGTTGAATGGTTTCGAAAAAACTGCAACCCGCACCAGAAAATCATCATTTCGGGTGATGGCGTGGAAATGGTTTCAGGAGAAATGGCTTTTCCTGTGAAACCTGTAGATTGATCAGGAGGTAACTGGCATGGCTTATGCAGATTATGATTTTTATACAACTTCATACTTCGGCTCGGTCGTGCCAGAAACCGACTTTCCACGATTGGCAGAAAGAGCCAGTGATTTTGTGGACACAATGACGTTTGACAGGTTGGTGGACGGGCTGCCGGAAAATGAACGCTCACAGAAGCGTATCAAAAAGGCAGTCTGCTCACTGGCTGAATTAATGTATCAGATTGAGCTCGCTGAAAAGAATGCTACCAATGCCACCGTTAGTGGTACATCAACCACAATCGGGTCCGGTGGTAGCACAACAGGCATTGTAACATCTGTAAGTTCCGGCAGTGAATCCATTTCCTACGCAACACCTCAGCAGATTGGAGCAAGTGCAAAGGAATGGAGTGCAGTATACAGTGTTGCTGGAGATGTACAGAAAACAAATGACTTACTTTTAAAGACAGCTTTACCGCTTCTGATGGGAGTAAGGACGGATGAAGGAGTACCAATTTTATATGCAGGAATGTAATATTAATGTTCTCGGGACGGTTTACAAAATTAGTCCAAAAGAATTAAAAAATGCAGATGTTGACGGCTACACAGACAATACATCAAAAGAAATTGTTATCAGAACAGACAACGCAAATAATGTTGGTGATTTTGATTCCTTACAGAAAAAGCAGTTGAGACATGAAATTATTCATGCGTTTTTGTCGGAAAGCGGATTGCAGTGCAACTGGCAACATACAGAGCAGTTCGGACATGACGAAACTACGGTTGACTGGTTTGCTATTCAGTCACCGAAAATTTTTAAAGTATTCAATGAACTTAAATTAATGTGAGGTGAAAAATAATGGATATTTCAACATTAGGCTCATGCGTAGCAATCGTTATGATTTGCTACATCGTAGGAATGGGCTGTAAAGCATCAAAAAGAATCTCTGATGAATGGATTCCGGTGATCATGGCGGTTACTGGCGGGATTCTTGGAGCAGTCGGAATGGGAATCATCCCGGACTTCCCGGCAACGGATTATATCACGGCAGTTGCAGTCGGTATGTTTAACGGATTGTCAGCTACCGGTGTGAATCAGGTTCTCAAGCAGACAGTGCAGAAAGAATAATTAAGGAGAGGGTATCATGTACGAAAAAACAGTGACGATTTTCAACTATTACGAAAGTGCCACAACAAGAGATGCGTACTGGTATCCTCATGTTTTATCCGGTGTCGACCTCATTACGGACAAAGGGGCAATCCTCAAAAAGTACGGGCCAGACGCAACAGACAACGCGCAGTTACACATCCATTATACTGTCCAGAATGGCGATATAACCATTGCTGATAAAGACGGCAAGATTCTCCCATGGGTGCCAGTTAAAGAGTGGAAAAGGCAGATTAACAACGCTCTGGAAGACACTATCACATTCTCAGACGAATCGTTTTTCTGGGAAGGTGAGTGGACTGGTGGAACGGTATCTGATGGTGATTATCGGAACGGATTCTATCAGTACATGAACGAGAACAAGGATAACGTGTTCAAGATTACCAGTGTTGGCGGCCCGTATACGCTGATTCCGCATTTTGAGATTCTAGGTAAGTGATATGAGTAAGATTCATCATTTCAAAGGATTCTCCGTAGTCGATGGAGATATGAAAATCAAACTAAATATGGACAGATTTTCCAGACAGTATCAAGAAGCTCAGTATCTCCTTGATGGAATGGTCATGGACAGTATGATAGAGTTTATGCCGATGATTTCGGGAGATTTTATTGACCGAACAAGAGTCAAAAGTACATCAATGCAAGGGACTGGATTTGTATGTGCGGCGGCAGAACCATATGGACGTTTTCTTTATTTTGGAAAGACCATGGTCGACCCCGCAACAGGTAGCACCTGGGCAAGACGCGATGCGGAAAAGGTTCTTGTGAGTCAGTATTCTGGCAAGACAAACGCAAAGGAGAATCTTCAATATACAAAATCACCGCATACTCAGGTACAAGCTGAATGGTTTGATGCTGCTAAACGACAATACGGTAGTACATGGCTTCGCAAGGTAAAAGCACAGGCAGGAGGTGGCAGACATGGCAGATAAACCTATCGGAAAAGATGCAACTGGATATGAGATTCTGACAGATGCCATGAAAGCACTTCTGAACCAGTATCCGGGACTGTACGATAATGAAACAATCAAATTTGAGGAACTCGGCAAGGAATCAGGAATTGCATTCTCGGCAGACAACGGGGCGTTGGTCTATTCAGAAAAAGAAGATGTTTGCGGAGTAATGCATCAGGTATGCCAGTACCCATTTTATGTGGTTTACCGCACGGCATCCGATAAGGAACGGCAGAAACTATCTGTTCAGAAGTTTCTGGACAGTCTCGGTAAATGGATATGCCGGGAACCAGTTACTATAAATGGCTCTGAAACACGTTTAAATGCTTTTCCAGAGCTTTCACAGGGGCGAGTGATAAAACGTATAACCCGTGATAATTCCTATGGTTTAGAGCCGCAGGAGAGTGGTGTGCAGGATTGGTTATTGCCATTATCGGTACGCTACGAAAACACTTATGAAGTAATATAACAAGTAACAACCGGCTATCAATCGGAGATAGTCGCTAACCTACACAGCCTTTTAAAAGTTATAGGCAGAAAGGACATTTCTATGGCAGTTACAGGCAAAATTGACCGTAAATATATGGCTCATTATATCGATGCAGGTTCCCTCTGTGGAGGGCTGACACCAAAATATGAGCGTCTTGGAAAGGACCTGGAAGAGTACAACATCGAACTCAACCCGGATACCGAAACATCTAAAAATATTCTTGGAGAATCCACATTCAAGCATAACGGCTATGAAGTTTCTTCTGATGCTGATCCATTTTATGCGGACACTACTTCTGATCTGTTCACGGCGTTACAGAAAATCGTAGATGGACGTCTCAAAGACGATAACCTCAAAACAAAAGCAGTTGAGGTTCATCTCTGGACAGAAGCCACAGCAGGCAAGTATGAAGCATATCAGCAGGACTGCTACGTTGTGCCGACCTCCTACGGCGGTGATACATCTGGTTATCAGATTCCGTTCACAGTTAATTACGTTGGAGAGCGCGTCAAAGGTAAATTTGACATTACTTCCGGATCATTCACAGCTGACAGCGAATAAGTACATATACAAGGAGGATACGCCAAATGGCAAAAGTAATTAATACCAAAATTGATGATGGAATTTTTACATTCACGTTTACCAACAACGAAGACGAAGTTTTTTCTTCTTTCAAGCTTAACCCGACTGATATCAATGTAGCAGCACGTGCAGAGGAACTGGGAGAGTACTTTGACCAGCTTAAAAATTCTATTCAAAAAGTCACATCTGGTAAGGAAGTGGCAGAACTGAACAAACAGATCGAAGACAAAATCAACTATCTGCTCGGATATGAAGCATCAAAAGACCTGTTCAAGGAGCCGATCACAGCGACTACTGTATTCGGCAATGGTCAGGTATTCGCCTACATCGTACTTGACAAGATCGCAGAAGCAATCGCACCGGAAATCGAAAAGAGAAAAAAGAAAATGCAGACGGCAGTCAATAAGTATACGGAGAAGTATACAAAATGACCGCCTATGAGCTTCCCACCTCACTAAATATCAGTGGGGTGGATTTTTCTATCAGGACGGATTTTCGCGCGATTATTGACATTCTAATTGCCATGAATGACCCGGAATTAGACGAGCAGGCGAAAACAGTTGTTATGTTACAAATTCTGTTTGAGGACTGGCAAAGCATACCGGCTGAGCGTCTGGATGAAGCTTGTCAGAAAGCATCAGAGTTCATCGACTGTGGACAGACTGATGACAACCCGAACAAACCAAAGCCCCGTTTGATGGACTGGGAACAGGATGGAGACATGATTGTTCCGGCGGTAAACAAGGTTGCCGGTAAAGAAATCAGAGCAGTGCCTTATATGCACTGGTGGACGTTTTTTGGATACTTTATGGAATCTGGCGAATGTCTTTTTAATACCGTAGTTGGAATTCGTTCAAAAAAGGCAAAGGGCGAAAAGCTCGATAAGTGGGAAAAGAAATTCTATCAGGAAAATAAAAACATCATTGATATAAAAACGCGTCTCTCTGAAGAGGAACAGGCTTATAAAGATAAGCTTAACGAGATGCTTAACCTCAAATAGTTAGGAGGTGGACACATGGCTGCTGATGGCTCAGTCATTATTGATACCAGAATGGATACAACCGGTGTCCAAAATGGCGTATCAGCTATAAAACAGTCATTTAACGGCCTTGGAAGTGCTGTAAAAAAAATCGGTCTGCTGATTGGTGGAGCGTTTGCTGTCGGTAAATTGGTACAGTTTGGAAAAGAGTGCGTGGAACTAGGCTCTGATCTGGCGGAAGTGCAGAACGTTGTCGATGTTACATTTACCACAATGTCGAATAAGGTCAATGAATTTGCAAAGAATGCCATGACTTCTGCTGGCCTATCTGAAACAATGGCGAAGCAGTACGTTGGTACATTCGGAGCGATGTCTAAGTCGTTCGGATTCTCAGAAGCACAGGCTTATGATATGTCAACAGCTCTGACACAGCTGACTGGTGATGTGGCATCATTTTATAACATTAGTCAGGATCTGGCGTACATCAAACTGAAATCAGTGTTTACGGGTGAAACGGAAACGCTCAAAGATCTCGGCGTGGTAATGACCCAGTCGGCACTTGACCAATATGCACTTGCAAATGGCTACGGCAAGACCACATCTGCAATGACTGAACAGGAGAAAGTTGCTCTCCGCTTTGCTTTTGTGCAGGAACAGTTATCAGCCGCATCTGGTGACTTCATTCGTACTTCTGACAGCTGGGCGAACCAGGTGCGAGTGATGCAGTTGCAGTTGCAGTCCCTCAAGGCAACAGTCGGACAAGGGCTGATTAATATTTTCACGCCTGTTCTGAAAGTGATCAATATTTTACTCGGCAAACTGGCAACTCTGGCGAATGCCTTCAAGTCATTCACGGAGCTTATTACTGGCAAGAAATCTTCCGGTCAAACGAGCGGAAGTGGGGCGGGTCTTGCCGGAACAGACGCGATCGCAGATACAGCGGACCAGTATGGACAGGCGGCAGATAATGCAGAAAAACTGGCAGATGCCACGAACGACAATGCAAAAGCAACAAAAAAAGCGAATAAAGTAACAAAAAACTATCTTTCGTCACTTGATGAAGTTCACAAAGTCACATCTACTGGCAGCAATTCATCTTCCACACCATCTTCATCTGGTGGAAGTGGTGGAGCAGGTAACAGCGGTCTTCCGAGTTCAGTTGGTAATGTGGACTACGGCAATCTCGCAGAAGGTGAAACCGCGCTTGACAAGATTAGTGATTCCGCAAAGAAACTTGCTGATCTGCTCAAGAAGCTCTGGAAACCATTTCAGGACGCATGGAAGAAAGAGGGCAAGAATACTATTAATGCGGCAAACATTGCTTTATCAGGAATCGCAAAGCTTGCCAAGAGTGTAGGTAAAAGCCTTGTAGAGGTCTGGACAAATGGCACAGGCACAACGATGCTCACAACCATGCTGAGGATTGCTCAGAACGTTCTTAAAACTATCGGGAATATTGCATCCGGTTTTGCGGATGCGTGGAATAAGAACAATGTTGGAACACAGATCATCCAGAACATTGCAGATGCCCTTGTGGTAGTTATGCAGTTTGTTGAGAGGATTGCAGAGGATACAGCGGCATGGGCGGCGAACCTTAATTTCTATCCTCTACTGGAATCTATCAGTAATCTGACCAGTACATTTGCACCAATTCTGGAATCTATCGGAAACGTTCTTGAATGGATTTACAACAATATTGTCCTCCCAATGCTGAAATGGCTGATTGAAACAGGAATTCCAACAGTGACCAACCTAGTATCTGATTTGGCAGGATTCTTTGCGGACCATCAATCAATTATTGAAGCATTCGGTGCAGCTTTGATTGGAGCATTTGCGGCGGCGAAAATTGCAGGGCTAGCGTCAAGAATAGCAGGAAGTATAACGACAGTAGCGAGTTTTATAAAAGGTCTTATTGCACTCATGACCGGCTCTGGCGGCATCATTGGTGGAATCAAAGCTATTGCGACAGCTGTCGGGCCGGGTGGAATTTTTATAGCAGCAGTAACGGCTTGCATTGCGATTGGTGTTTTGCTGTACAAAAATTGGGACAAGATTAAAGAAGTTGCGGGGGAAGTATGGGATTGGATTAAAAATAAAACATCAACATTTGTCAACGCTATAAGCTCTAGTCTTAAGAATCTCGCATCTAAAATTGTGACGATTTGGGATAATGTCAAATCCAGCGCATATCAAAAATGGACTGCAATTTGGTCAACAGTAGGAAATCTTGTTGAGAGAATTAAAAACGGTATAGTGGAAAAATTTACATCAGCCAAAAATAAGGTTGTCGATATATTTGGTGGAATCAAAGATACTATTCGAAACATATTGAACAAGGTCATCGGAATCGTTAACAGAGCGATCGGAACTGTCAATAGTGCGATTGGTGGAATTGAATCCGCGTTTTCTTTCGGACCGTGGGAAGTGCCTACTCCATTTGGTAAGAAAACAATAGGATTTAGTGCTACATTTCCGCGAGTTCCAACTATTCCATATCTTGCAAAAGGTGCCGTTATTCCTCCAAGATCAGAATTTCTCGCTGTGTTAGGAGATCAGAAGCAAGGAAACAACATCGAGACACCAGAAGCTCTGCTCAGAAAGATTTTCCGGGAAGAAACTGCAGGACGGCAGACAGGTGGCGGCGATTATCGTTTTATTGCTCAGATTAATCGCAGAACAATCTTTGATGAAATTATTGATGAAGCAAAATTAAGACGCAGCACAAGCGGAAGAAATCCGTTTGAACTGGCATAGGAGGTGGAAACGTGGCAACTATTCCAAAAAGTATAACAAAACGATACAAGATGAACGGGGCCTCCATCTATCAGCCAGACAAAGATATGGGTTATAACCTCGAAACAACTTATTCAGAAGGTAGTAACCGTACGCAGTTCGGAAAAGCGTTGTTAACTCCATTGTTTACAGTCGAACAGTATAGCTATGAAGCATCAAACGTTCCAGTTATAGAAGCAAACAAAATTCTCAAAATTATCGCAAAAGGAAAAACTTTCAATTTGTATCATTGGTCACTTTATCACATGGCATGGAGAACCGACCCATTTTATGTTGGAAAAGCAAGCCTAACTATTGGGGAAATTTCGCCAGACTTAAAATTTGTATCAAAAATATCTTTTAACATGCAGGGGGTGAATCCACTTGATTAATGCATCTGATGCATTTAAGCAAAAACTACAGGACGGAGAAAGAGTCTGGCAGGAAGTGGAAATCGCCTTTCCTGACGGAACTGTAAAAACAGTCAAAAATGAAATCATGGGCGAAAACTGCACTTTTTCCGATTGTGCAGAAAGTAGCAGCTTTCCGATTGGCTGCGTTGTTTGTAAATCCATGACATTGGAGTTGGACAACACTTCCGATCAGTGGAAAAACTATAATTTCTACATGGCAAAAGTTCATGCGTATCTTAAAATGCAGACCTCCGTAGCAAGTCCGGCTGCAACAGATGAATTGCTGGATGAAAACTATGACCCAATTCTTGACCAGAGTGGCGGTGCGATTCTGGTAACAAAAGCAGCGGCAGAAGACAGAGTCGAAACCATTGATAAAGGTACTTATACAGTCACGATTCCAGAACAGTATGGAGAAATTATTAAGCTTGCTGCTCTGGACGACATGTATAAATCTGATACGGCATATAAAACGAAATTAAAACTTCCACAGACCTTGAGCGTTTTAGTTAGGGATGCTTGCGACACTCTTGATATTCCGATGGGATTCACGGTAATGTCTCATGGAGCGATGTCAATCAGTAAAATTCCAGAGAATATGACATTTCGTCAGTTTTTTGGTTATGTTGCGATGATTGAATGTGCAAATGCAAGACTTAATCAAAAAGGGCAGCTCGAATTTGTGAAATGGAGCTTGGATAAAGAACCAACCATCGAACTTGTTGATTACATAAGCGCTCCGACGATATCAAGTGACGATATCGTGATAACTGGAATCGAAGTGGTTAAAGGTGATAAATCGGAGTTGTATGGAAAAACAGGCTATGTTCTTAAAATGGAGAATGATCTTGTTAGTGATGAAGATTTGGCAACAGTCGCAGCACAGATAGGCGATAGTATTATCGGCACAAGATTCCGCAATCTACAAGGTGAATTAGCATTTAATCCTCTGTTGGAATTTGGAGATATAGCATATAGCTATGACCGAAAAAAGAACAAGTATGTCACTCCTTTGACAGATGTGTCATATGCAGTTAACGGAAAAACCACTGTAAAAACTCAGGCAGAAGATCCGATTAAAGGAATGAGTCAATTCGTGTCTGAAGTAACGAAAGCAATTGTAGCAGCTCGTCGACTTGTCCAGCAAGAAAAAACCGCCCGTGAAAAAGCTCTTGAAGAGTTCGGAAAGCGAATAGATTCTGCGACCGGTGTATATACCACCGTTGAGACACAGGAGGACGGAAGTAAGATTTTCTATCTGCATGACAAACCTACACTTGCTGAATCCAAAGCGGTATGGAAGATGACCTCTGAGGCATGGGGAGTTTCTACAGATGGTGGTCAAACGTGGAATGGCGGTATGACTGTTGATGGCGATACCATTGTTCGAATCTTGAATGCAGTTGGAGTAAATGCAACGTGGATTAATACAGGAGCAATCACAGTAAAGGATGCAAATGAAAATATTCTTTTCCAAGTCGATATGGACACCAAAACGGTTGTTATCGACCCAGATGTTTTGATTATCGGAAATATGACATTGTCCGAGAAATTGAAAAACATGGATGAGAATATTGCATCTGCCAAGAATATGACATTCCAGCTGTCAAACGATATGCAGACGATCACATCTGACGCAGACGGAAACATTCCGGTATTTCCAACAGTGACAACTACAGCGAAAGTTATGTACGGCTCGTCAGATATCACAAATGATTGTAGCTATACCATTACAAAATCAG